TCTACAGCGGTCGCGGCTTCAACCTGCCAGAACGACCTCGCGGGACCGTCTCCCATTTGCCTTATATACTCATATCTGCTTTCAACAATCCCAGTAGCTACTACCAATCTAACCGCATCATCAGAAGCATATTTACTTCCCAAAGCTGTACAGGTATCATGTACAAGAGATTCAATTTGCTTTATGCTAATCATTTAGTACCCCTTTTTTTTCATTGTATCTATAACTGCATCTTCGATTCTTGGTTTTTTAAATTTTCTTGTCCCCCCAATATAATCTCCCCATTCATCATCGCTCATATGAGGAGCACCAATAGTGTGTCTGAATATTTGACTTTTTGAATATCCTTTTCTAGATAAAGATTGGAAGACTTCACTTCCCTTTCTTGTCTTCGGTCCTGCTATTCCATCTATTTTATCTCTATATAGATTTACTTCTGATAATATTTTTTGGTAGGCTTTAATTTCAGCCTTTGACATATCCTTAAAAGGGTCTTGTTGTTTATTTTGCGCCATTAAGCTGTTATCCAATTCTTTGCTTTTCTTTTAGGCTTATACCACCTTGGCTCTTTTTTATCCCCACCTAGTTTATAATTTGGTGGAAAAGCGTGTAAATTAGCATAATATAAGCTCTCAATTGTATCATCATGAGCCATTCTCGGTCCAAAAGTAAGTATTTCATTGATTAAATCAAACATATTTTCACGAAAAAACATCGCTCCGACAGAAAATATACCACTTAATCCACTATAAATGCGATTTCTCTTCTGTGTACCCCCTGGTTTTTCTGGGATTACAGAAATATCAAAGCGGTTGATTCTTCTTCTCTCGTCATTTAATGCTTGGAATATACTTCTATTCATAGCTACATCTTCTACTGTTGCACTTGTGCAGTGATATTTATTATACAGTTCTATAATATAATCAACTACGCCTTTCTTGTCAAGTATGTTCCCTTCTCCATCTTTTGCCCCAATAGTAGGGATACTTCGATGTCTTTCATACTCAAGGACTCTTCTGTTATTATTTGCATCTACTGATATTACCATAATTACACTAAAGTCAGATTCTTTAGTATCAATATCAGTTGCTGGGTCACACCCAATAAACGTATTAACTGGTACTTTCTCTCCATCTGTAACAATGTAATTAGTGTCATCTTCACGGGAATAATACCCTTCCCAATACTTTGTGTGTTTCCTTGTCCATACTGCGTCTTCTTCAGATTGGACTTCCATCATATACTCTTGGTAAAATTTGGATGGGGTACCTGAATCCCTATAAAACTTTTTCTTCTCTTCTAGCTTTTTTAAAGGAAACCAAGAATCCCACAATGGAGAACCATCAGGGAGTATTGCTTTATAAGTAATTACCTTCCAAGCAAATTCAGCTTTATCCTTTTGAGCTTTCTCATTGGATACAATAAGATTGTTAATAAAGGAATCATAATGTACGGGAGTGCCATTAACACGCAACCTACCAGTATGAGGCTCAAGCGCGGGATATACAACAGCAGTGACAAGATTTGCGTTTTTTGCTCTTGCTTCAGATGTGATTGTATTTTGTTCGTGTTCAAAATCATCAAGAATAATTAAATCATATCGTTTATGTAGCTTTGCCCCACCTCTAATACCTGCGACATTTGATTTACTAATAAGTTTACATCCATTGGTAAGCTCTATATCTTCTTCTGTCCATTTTTTTCCTTTAAGAGAACCAAAATAATATTTGATTCTGTCATTATATTCAAAATGATACTTAATATAATCCATATTTCCAACACTTAATTTTTGCGTAGCAGATACCCAAGCATAAAAGTGCATATCTTCATCAAGAAAACAGAAGTCTTTAATGATAGAACATTTTGTAAGTACAGTCTTCCCATGACCTCTAGGAAGAATTATCGCTAATTGCTTACATCCCTTGTTGTCAATCGAGTCAGCCATTTCATAATGAAAGGGCGGTGTCTCACTTCGCATAAAGTCATCGGGAAGGAAGAGCTTTCCAAAAGCAATAAGGTCTTTACTTGCTAGTCTTAGTGCTTCTTCTGCTTCGTTTACGTTTTGGCTGTTTATGTTCGCCATTTTCTTCTTCTTCTGTTGGTGGATGCATGAACTCAGATAACTTATCTTCATCTTTGTTCATAGCAATGTACTTTGCTAGTACATCGTCAATCAAGAGTATATGTCTATACATATTTTGCATAGCAATATCATGGTCTTTTAAAGCTTTAACCATATCTCCCTTAGTAATACCTTTTCTTTTTATACTCATCTCTTTCTTCCTCCTTGTCCTCTGTATTTTTTATATTTTCTCTTTGTTCCTCTACCAGAGCCTATTCTTGTCTTCTTAGGTTTCTTACGGATTGGTTTATCGTTTTCCATCTTGTACCTTCATTCCGTTGATAATTGCAAACATTCTTTTTAAATAGCTAACATGACGAGAGCTAAGATTGTAAAGATTGAATGGCAATTCTGATTTATATTTTTTTAAATCTGAGATTGCAGTTTCAATAGGGAGTTCTATTTTATCAGGGATATTAGATTCTAGTTTTCCCAACACTTAATCTCCTTGTCTGTAAACTCCATTGTTATCCAACCAGTCCTTACGATAGGATACATTGAATATCTTGCATATTCTGCATATCTGAGGAAGCTACCCCCTCTAACATACCATCTACGTTTTAGAGTTTCTTCTGAGCCATCTGGCTTAATTGAATCTACTGGCTTTGCGTAAAGTTGATGATTGTGTCCAAGAACAAAAACATCTCCTTCTGAATAGACAGCAGCTAGTTTGTCTAGCTCCAAATCTCCGTTCTTTGCTCCGCTCTTTCCATGACCACTTACTAAATACCATTTCTTACCTCTTATTTTAATTTCTGAATATCCTGGATATTGGAAATAAGGAACGTTTAATTCGGCTGCTAAAGTCTTGCAAACGTCAAAATCCAATATGTTGAAACTACGAAGAAAATCGTGATTACCACCACGGATGAATAAACATTTATCTTTTATTGGGGCGACCAATTGAAGAAAAGTTAAGTATTGTTCATCTGGTGGTATTGATTGTCCTCTCTGAGATATTTTATAACCTGGAGGTATTAACTCAAGCAAATCTCCATTACCAAACCAAACAGCATTTGGGTCATCTGCTATTTTTACCACTGCTTCATGGAATTTCTTTAAATCAAACTCTTTAGCTCCAACGTGAACATCTGTTAAGCAATGAACTCTAACTAATGAATCACTTTCGTATTGGAAAATATGCCCTGGGTCTACTGCTAGATTATATTCTTTTACTTCAGTATCAATAGGTACACTATAATACTTTGAGCATGATTTACAATGATATTGTTGTACAATTCCTTTTTTCCGACTTTTCTTACCATCCTTCTTCGTGTACATGCTTGAACAATGTGGACAGACCATTAAGATTCCTCCTTTGGCTCTGGTAGTATATTTCTTCTTGCTCCTTCCAATTCATTCTCTGAGAATCCCTGGAACAATCCTACCACCCCAGTTTCTATTTTCTTTGTTCCTCCCCCAAGAGTACCAATGGCTTTGCCAAGTTCCTTTAAGGATTGTAAGGCAATATTTTGGTCATCACTTGAGTCGGCTAAATGCTTTAAAGAACCAAGAATATATTCATGGTCAATCCCTAGTTCTTTTGCTATTTCTTTGGATGTTTTCTCTATTTCACTCATAACTCTCCTTTGTTTGAGTAATACGACTGCTTTTTTTCTAGCAGTACCTTTATTTGCTTCGCTAAAGGCTTTCATGTATGCGCTTACTGCGTCTACACCCGTAGCGACTGTTGTTGCAAATATTTTTTCTTTGTTTGTGCAATTCTTTCTAGACTTAACTCTTGAGTTAGTATTCTTAATTTTGGTGCTGAATGTATAACGGTTTGGATGCTTATCAAAGTCTGTATCCATTTGAGTTTTTTCATTTCTAAGGAATGTACCTACCACAGTTCTTACCCATCCATCTGCTGCTTTATAATTTTTCCTATCATTAGGATGTTTTATCTTTTTTGATACTTTAAGAAGCTGAACAATACCTCCATCATCAGCACGTACCCAATCTCCTTCTTCTCCTTTTCTCCAATCGTTTACTAGATTTTCTCTACCTCCAGTAGAGGTATTCCATTCTTCTATGTCGTCATAGACGAAATGTTCAATATATTTTATCTTTTGGCTTTTCAACTAAGTCCCATAGGCTATCTATTAGTGTTTGTACTTCAGGAGGTATATGATATATTTTCCCATCTATTTCTATTGGTCTAAGGTTTTGCGATAGAGCAGATGTCAATTGGTCTAAACACTCTTCTTGTTCTTTGTAAGATAGATTTGATATTGATTTTATAACTATTCCCATTTTTTCCGCTTGACATTCTTAATAATCCTTATATATTTATATATATTATATATATATATATATTATATATTCTAATATCAACTAGTAGATTTCTTTTTCTTTGGTTCTTTCTTTTTCTTTTTTTGGATTTCTTCCTCTACCCTTGTCTCTATAATATCCTTTATAGCTTTCTCCAGACGTGCATTATTTTCTTTCTGCTTCCTGGCTGCACCAGTAACGCCTTCTTTACCACTTAAATCTTTTGATGTTATATATCCCACTACATACTCCTGTTGTTTGCTATAAAATACACTATGCCCAGGTTATTTGCAAGAAAAATTGTAGTATTTTGAAAGAGACCTATACACACACACCCTACCCCCTTGATTGGAGTTTTTGATTATGACTTTTTAGTTGTAATCCGTTTTCTTGAACATTAATGTGAAAGGAGTAACTAATGGGAAACGATGGAAAACCAATTAATGCTTTAGGCACAGGTATTATCCATGCCTACATAGCAGGAGTGGTAGGAAATGTTAACGCTTCAGTGGCACGTGGTCGTATGCAGCCGTGGCAAGTATCAAGCACGTTCATGCAGCTGTTTACTAATGTTATTGATATGCAAACACGATTGGAAACATCTAATAACTTGGACATGAACAAGATAATTCCCTTCTTGCAACAGGCTCAACAGCCAGTCCAACAACTATCACAGGTTGAAGACAAAGTTAGTAATGTAGAGCAAGTCCTCACTGATAATCCTGATATAGTTAAGCAAATAATGGCTAAACTACCGAAGTAGCAATTACTTCAACTAAAGACTGTCTTCGGATGGTCTTTTTCCTATTAAATTAACTGTAACTGCTGCATAACAAGGCAGTAATCGTTAAATGTCACGATATGGCAGGTGAGAGAGTGATATAAATACATACATTCTCTCCCTGTTATATGTGTATTATACAAATAACTTGGGCATTAACAGATAAATGTGTAAGTTACAA